AGAAAAGTTAAATAGAAGTATTACTAAAGTAAATTCTCTCTTTATTTCAATGGGAGATGGAGCTAGTTTCAGTTCAAAAGAAGTTAAAAAATTAGCAAAAGAAATAGGTTTGACTAATGAAGAGGTTGTGAAGATGCTGGATAATAGTAAACGATTTGGAAAAGAAGGTAGTAGTGCTCTTATTAGTTTTTTTGGAGCAGACTTTGACAAAAGAATGGGTCAGTTTGAAGCTATTAGTAAAGTAGAAGATTTAACTACAGCTATGAAAGCAATTCAAACACTTGGAAAAGATATAAGTATTGAAGATGAGTTTAAGTTAATAAATATGGCAAGACAAGAAGGTTCATTAGCTGTTCAAATTGAAATGCAAAGAGTACTCTTGAAAATACAACATGCACAGAATGTAGAAGAAGCAAAAAGATTAAAGTTTGGAACAAGATTCAGGTTGGCTTTTAGAAATTATGAAAAAGAAATTATGAGCAATATGACTGGAAAGGACGAAGATACAATAGCAAAATTCTTTGGTGTTTCAAAAGAAACTTTAAGAGAGATGACTGGTGCAACTAAAACTGTTAAAGATGTAATAAATGAACAACTAGATGAGGCAATAAGAAAATATGAAGAATTAGATGAGTCTTTAGCTAACCAATTAAAAAAAATAAAAGCGATGGCAGATGCTTATTCAGATGCAAGGCTAACCATTGCAAATGAAATAGACACTATAAATAATAAGTTAAAAGTAATGTCAGATGTTCAGACTCAAGTAGTAAAGGCTTCTAGGACTATAAGAGATTCTTTTGCTGAATCATTTAAAGGAATTATCAGTGGAACTATGACCGTTACAGAGGCGTTTAGAAATATGTTGAATAAAATAGCCGATTATTTTCTAGATACAGCAGCACAATTAGCAGCGATGCAACTACAAAAAGGATTTGTAGGGCTTATGAGTAATATGTTTCCTTCTTTAAGAAAGTCAGATTTAGGGGTTGAAGCGAAAGCTGCTGGTGGACCAGTAAGAGGTGGAGGCAGTTATTTAGTAGGAGAACGTGGACCAGAATTATTTAGTCCTGGCATATCGGGGATGATTACACCTAATCATGCCTTAGGTGGATCTACAAGTGTAGTAGTAAATGTAGATGCTTCTGGTTCATCTGTTGAAGGTGATGAGCAGCAAGGTAGAGAACTTGGCTTGCTTATTTCAAGTGCAGTACAATCTGAAATAATACAGCAACAAAGACCAGGAGGATTACTTGCATAATGGCTACGTTTCCCTCGATAAAACCTACTTACGGACAACAGAAGAGGTCTGCACCATTTACCAGAATAGTTCGTTTCGCAGATGGTTATGAACATAGAATTTTATTTGGTTTAGCTCAACATCAAAATCCAAAAGTTTTTCAACTTACTTTTAATGTCTCAGAAACGGAATCAGATGAGATAGAAACATTTTTAGATGCCAGAGCAAATGATAGTGATAGCTTTACTTTTACCCCACCTGGAGAAAGTTCATCTTCTGAATTTGTTTGCGAAAGATGGAGTAAATCAATACCATATAACAATAGAGCTACAATACAAGCTACCTTTAGACAAGTATTTGAACCTGCTTCCTGATGACAACTGTTTGGTCTGCTAGTGCTAGTTTATCTTTAGGCACAATAGTTGCACCTACTTCCGCTAATAACGGATTATTTTTTAAAGTAACAACAGCAGGCACTACTGGTTCTAGCGAACCAAATTGGGCAAGCGTTGTAGGGCAAACAGTTTATGATAATGACGTTAGGTATGTTTCTTTTAGTAGTACATTTGCAGATTTACAATCTATAAACCCTTCTGCAATTATTGAGTTATTTCAACTTAAATTAGATTCAGCATTACATGGTGCTAGTACAACATATTATTTTCATGCAGGTAGTAATTTAAATGCAAATAATAAAATCAAATGGAAAGGTGTAGACTATCTTAGGTTTCCTATACAGGCATCAGGTTTTGCTTTTCAAAAAGGACAATTACCTCGACCAAGACTAATAGTCAGCAATGCTACAGGTTTAATTTCTTCAATTTTATTGGATGTAAATGAAGTCACAGCAGGAAATGATTTAACAGGAGCTACAGTTACCAGAATTAGAACATTAGCTAAATTTATTGATGCAGATAATTTTGCTGATGGAATAAATGCTACAGCAGATCCATCCGCAGAATTTCCTAAAGAAATTTATTCTATTGATCGCAAATCAACAGAAACTAGAGAAACAGTTGAATTTGAACTTGCTGCCCCTACTGATCTTGCTGGTGTTCGTATTCCAAAACGTCAAGCAACTCGTTCATTGTTCCCTGCTATTGGTACGTTTACACAATGACTTGGCAAGACAATGCGTTGGTTCATGCGAAAGACCAAGATCCTAAAGAAGCTGTAGGTATTGTTTTGAATATTAAAGGAAAATTAAAATATTTTCCTTGTCGTAATCTTGCTATTACAGATCATCAATGTTTTATTTTAGATCCAGAAGATTATGTCAAAGCAGATAATACTGGTGAAATTACAGCTATATTTCATAGTCATCCAATAGACCCTCCAACACCTAGTCAAGCAGACAAAATTAGTTGTGAAGATAGTAATTTACCTTGGTATATTGTCAATCCAAGAACAGAGCAATGGGCATATTTAGAACCATCTGGTTATAAACCACCTTTATTAGGCAGACAATGGGTTTGGGGTATAACTGATTGCTGGAGTTTAATTAGAGATTGGTATAAGGAAAAAAAGAATATAGAGCTTAGAGATTGGGAAAGACCTTTAACACCTCAAGAGTTTAACGATAAACCTATGTTTGAAGATTGTGCTTGGCGAACTAATTTTAGAGAACTAAGACCTGATGAGAAACTTGAAAGTGGTGATGTTTTGTTGATGAGTATTATGAATCCAAATTTAAATCATGTAGCATTATTTTTTGAAGGAGATGTAATTCATCATTTAACCGATAGACTATCTTGTAGAGAACCTTACTCTGAATGGTTGTTAAAATGTACAGGAAAGAGGTATCGGTATGTTGCGTAAAATAAAACTTCATGGAAAATTAGCTGAATTTGTCGGCCATAAAGAGTTTGAGGCAGAAGTTAGTAGCGTAGGTAACGCTGTAAGTTTTCTGTTAAATAATTTCCCTCAGTTAGAACGACACATGAGTCCTAATTATTATCAGGTAAAAGTAGGAGATTATGATATTGATGAAACTGAAGTTCATCATCCTGTAGGGCGAGAAGATATACATTTTGTACCAGTTATAGCTGGTGCTGGTAGAGGTGGTTTAGGTAAATTATTGTTAGGTGCTGTTTTAATAGGTGCTGCTTTTATGACAGGTGGAGCAACATTAATGGCAGGAATAAAAGCTGGTACTTTAGCAAAAGTTGGAATGTTAACAAAGACAATGTTATATGTTGGTGCGTCTTTAGCTTTACAAGGTGTAAGTGACTTATTATTTCCACTGCCTAATGATAATGGTTTTGATTCAGAACAAGATCCTAAGTTATCATTTAGTTTTAGTGGTCTTCAAAATACATCACGGGCTGGTGTACCTGTTCCTATCGTGTATGGTGAGATTATTACAGGTTCAGTTGTGATCTCTGCTGCTATAGACACCAATCAGGTCGAAGGATGACAGACAGAAAGAAACTTATACGAGGAGCAGGTGGACCACCACCCCCACCAAAACCATATCGTGCTCCTGATACTTTACATAGTAGACAGTTTGCTACTGTTCAAGATTTAATATCTGAAGGAGAGATAGAAGGTTTTTCAACTCCATCAAAAGCTGGTATTACTGATCGAACATCTACTGAATATAATAATGCTGCGTTAAAAGATGTATTTTTAAATGACACTCCTGTTTTAAATGCACAAGCAGATAATGCAAGTCCAGCTACTTCTGATTTTAATTTTCAAGATGTCACTTTTAAAACACGATTTGGAACAAGTAATCAAACAAAATTATCAGGAATACCAACAGAAAATCGAACACCTCAAACTGTTAGCACTGCTAATGTAACTACAAGTGCCCCTGTTACTAAGCAAATTGATACAGCTTGTGACGCTGTTATTGTTACTTTAACTTGGGCACAAATTCAAAAAACAAATGATAAGGGCGATATTAATGGATCTACTGTTGCATATAAAATTTTTGTTCAAGAAAGTGGAGGTTCTGAGGTATTAAGAGTAGATACCTCTGTATCGGGTAGAACTGCTGATTCTTATTCAAGAGATCATAGACTTGAAATGGTTGATTCTAATGGAGATGCTCTTAGTTTTCCTGTGAATGTTAAGGTTGTAAGGGTTACTGCTGATGCTGACCCTGCTGGTTTTTTAAGAGATGAGTTTACTTTTTCTTTTATACAACAAGTAGTTGATAGTAGTTCAACTTATCCAGACAGTGCATATATGGCATTGAGAGTAGATAGTAAAATTTTTAATTCA